GCCTTCACGTGTCACGATCTCCTCCGAAGCCTGATAGCCAGACAGACCGGGGATTTGGCTGGAATATGCAGCCACAACTTGGGAGACACTCAGGTCACCAGGGACTTGATACTCAGCGTCAGTTGCGGTAATTACGATGTTTGTTTGAGCTACGGTCATGTTGTTTCCTTCTTCGTTAACGAGTTTTTGAAAGAGCTAAAAGAATTCATAGCCGGCTAATAACTATGTTTTCCCCGCTCAGTGTTGTTATACCAAGTAGTTGGAGAATATTGAAAGTTACGTTAATATAAGTGTATATATATATTATGGAGTATTAAAGATGAAGAGGGTTAGCATGTTTTTTAGCCTTGAGTTGATTGAGAGGCTGCGTATAGCCAAGGAGAGGACCGGCGTACCATTCGCTGAGTTCATAAGAAGAGCCGTGGTTAGAGCGTTGGATGAAGCAGGGTTGTGACGTGAGTAAGGTTTGTACTAAGTGTGAGGTTGAGAAAGATATAACCACTTTTTGCCCAATAAATTACAACCATGAGTAATCTGTCTAGCCTTATAAAATTAAAACCCTCCGAGATAGCCCGCGCCCTACTACAGGTACGAGGTAAACCACTTAATATGAAAGACTATCTCCCTATGGAGCTAATCTACGATATAGCCCCACCACAGCTGGTTTTACGCGCTTCAAGACAGATTGGGAAGTCCCTGGGGCTAGGTGCAACAATCATCGCTCAGTCTGTGATTAGACCATTCTTTACCACTATGTTTATATCTCCATTGAGTGGTCAGACTAGTAGATTTTCTTCGGCATACCTAGATCCATTTTTAGCCAGCCCTGTTCTAAAAAAACATTTCATGGATACGTCCTCAAAAAAGAACGTGTTTGAAAAGTCACTAAATAATGGATCCCGCATTTATCTCAGCTACGCCGAGACAGAAGCAGATAGTGGACGTGTGCGTGGCGCCTCCTGTGATCAGCTCCTTTTGGACGAGATACAGGACATTTCCCAAGACGCCCTACCAGTTCTATATGAAACATTATCAGCTTCTGAATTTGGATTTAAGAGACTAGCCGGAACCAGTAAGACACTCAATAATACGCTAGAGGTTGAATATAAAAAATCTTCTCAATGTGAATGGGTTTGCAAATGTGAGCACTGTGGTAAATATACAATTCCTATCGACTTTGAGACGTGCTTAAAAATATCAGAGAATCCTTTAGGCCCCGGCTGTGTGTACTGCGGCAAGGTATTAAATATGTCTACCGGTAGGTGGGCGGCTGCCAGACCTGAGGTTAAAAACTATATAGGGATGCATCTCCCTCAACTTATATTCCCAGTACGTACAAGGACAGGTACAGTTGAAAAGCCTGGAAAATGGGAAGAGATGAGGGGTAAGATTTTTGGCCTTAACGGGTCCAAAGGTTACTCGATGCAGAAAGTAGCCAATGAAGTCTTTGGACTTCCTAGTGGAGAAGGAGGCCGCATTCTCTCTATTAAGGAGTGTATGGATTGCTGTAATACCTCTAAGACGGCTTGGGATACTGGATTTCCTAGAGACTCTAGAAATATAGTGTGTACTGTATTAGGGGTAGATTGGTCTGTGTCAGGTAGTACTAAGTCTTATACTATAATCTCAATTTTAGGTTATGACTATAACGGTAAGTGTTATCTATTGTATAGCCAGAAATTAGACGGGATTGACGTGCTATTACAAGTAAAGCGTGCTGAACAACTTTATTATCAGTTTGAGTGTTCCTTCATCGGCTCAGACAGAGGGGTGGGGGTATTACAGGGTCAGTTATTTAAGCAGCACTTAGGGGATCAGAAAGTAGCTATGGTTAACTATGTAGCCTCTAAAACTCAGCTAAGATGGGATAAACAGGGTCTATTTTACGCAGCTGATAGAACTATGAATATAGATACCGTTATATTAAAGATGAAACTCGGTAAGGGTAGGTTTGAGACCCCAGCATGGGAGCTAACTAACCCATTCTGGCAGGATGCCCTTAACGTGTACGAAGAGGAATCTCAGTCCGGACGTAGACTGTATAGGCATGACCAGGATTTATGTGACGACTGGCTCCACTCAATAGTATTCGCAAACGTAGCATATATGGTGATTAAGGGTGACTTCTTGTACACCGATGATACCCCATCTCATTCAGATTCTATGTTTGATATAGACAATCTAATAACATAGTGTTAATATACACTTTTATACCATACCTAACCGGAGAAACAAATGGCAGATTTTGAAACAAAAAGTAAAGACAAAGACGCAGAAGTAATAGTAGAGAAGGAATCCTCTACAACCGAGCCTGAAGCTAATGATAGTAAGGCTCCGGAATATGATGAAACGGAGCTACTATCTATTTTTGATGAAATTATCTTTTCGGGGGAGTATGTAGAGTCCTCGAAGATTAAGGGTAAATTGAATGTGTCATTCCGAACACGTACCGCTGATGAGATTAGTAAGATCACCAGTAAACTGGATTCAACTCCGGCCCACTTCATTTCTACTATTAATGAACGTCGTTCATTATTTAACTTACACTTCGCTCTTACTAACTATCAAGGTAAGGATCTTTCACAGGCTAAACCCGAGGATAGGGAAAAGTTTATTAACTCCCTACCGGCCCCAATAGTAGGGGCACTCTTAATAGCCTTAGATAAGTTTGACAGGAAGATATTTAAAGCCTGTGAGGTGGGCGAAGAAAATTTTTAAAACAACCCTGGGCCATACATAGGCTCAGGCTTTATACCGGAGGGATGAAACTTCCTAAGTTAGGATCTCTGAGGGATAGAGTGTTTAGGGAATTCTCAGTAAGGGAGGCACGTAAGGAAGTTCACTTTGCTAATATACTAGCGTTAGTGGCGTCTACTAATCCTACATTCGAGGCAGGGCAAGAATCTAAAGCTTCGGAGTGGCTGACTAAAATAAAAACTACTTTTACTAACTATAGTAGTGCGGAGTTGGGTATTGAGCTAACTAAGTCAGATTCACAAGAGTTAGAGATGGCTGATGCATATGGTAGATTCGTTAAAGGATTAAGGCCTAAGCTATCTAAAGATGATAAGCGCGGTGGTTTGGTGGTTAAAGGCTTGGATGCACTATTCGTGGCTCACGGAGAAAAACCACCACTACCAGAAGAGTCTACACAGAAACAGGACACTAAGAAGCCTGAACCTGTTAATGTTAATAATAAAAAACTAAGAACTAATTTAAGGCCCAACTGACGTTGGGCTTTTCTTTTAACTAAAATACGATCATGTTTGGAAACAACGATATTTATAGAAGTCAAGCTGACCTAGCAGCCAACTCATTCACCGGCCCTCAGAATATGAACATAGGTGGCCCTGGGTGGGGTATGGACAGTAGCATGATGACCCCCAGTTATACTGCACCCTATCGTCCTCAATGGGCTGGTCAGGGTGGTCAGTACGACTATACTAAACGCGGCATGATTAGTTCCATGATTAGTCTCATGCCTTGGCAGGACTTCGGCCATACCGCCCCCCAGGATACTTGGCATTCTAATGTTAGTTCTGCAGTTGAATCGCCCTTTGATGTAGCTGCATTCGTAGTCCAGAGGATAGCAGCTCCTATTTTAGCATTCAAGATGGCTAACCACCTCCTAGGAGCTAAGTCTTTTAGTGGAGCCTTTAGTGGGCGGGGTGCTGGTCCCTCATTCGGTAGGAGTATGTTCAGGAGTGGGGCTAACGGGTTTTTACGTGGAGCTGGAGCCAGTGTAACTACAGCCGCTAGGGTAAGTATGGCTGCAGGGGTGGCCGGTAGTGCCATAGGATCTGTAGCCCTACCTTTAGCAGCAGCCATGGGTGGCCTAGCTGGAGCAGAGAGAGGCCTCTTTAACCCTTATATAAATAATATGAAGCAGGCTGAGTCAATACATCAGAACTTTAGCGGAGTAACTTTTGCTGACGCTAAAGGTAGTACCCCCACAGGTAGGGGGTTCAGTTATAAAGAAGCCATGAACATGTCTCAAGATATTACTAAGATGGGTATCAGAGATATGTCGCTATCCACTGGTGAGTTTAAAGACTTATCTGATATGAGTATGCGCTCTGGCATGTTGGATAATGCTAAAGCTAGGGACATAATAAAACGTATAAAAGAAATATCTGAGCAAGTTAAGCTCGTCATGGCTATATCGAAAGATCCAAGTGTACAGGGGGCTATAGAGAGCTTGGCTAAGTTACAAATGGGAGGGGCTATGGGGTCTAAGGCCACCAGTTCTTATACCCGACTGGGACTACACGCATCCATAGCTGGTACCAGTGTACAAAGACTGATGGACACTGTTGGTGCTCAGGGCAGCATGATGTACGCCCAGAATGGTATGACTCCATACCTGGGACAAATGGCTGCTGCTAGCGCCCACTCCTCATTTGCATCCGCTAACCGTATGGGGCTGATAAGCTCTGAACAACTGGCCCGCATGGGGGGTATAGAGGGGGCGACACAATCTATGGTAGGCGCTCAAGTTATGGCCGGCCAAACTACCTTAGGTAAATTTATGTCCTTCAATAAATATATTGGTAGTGGAGAGGGTAAAGGGGTAATTGGATCGGTAGCTGGCTTCGGTAGGAGTATGGCTAAGGACCCAACTAAAACCATGGGTCAGATGATCTTATATGGCAATCAAGCATCAGCTAAGATGATGGATGAAGAGGGTGGCCGTAACGCTATCGAAAAACAGATCATGATGATTGCTAAGGACATGCCTAATGGCATTGGATCTGATGGTAAAGTGTCCGCAGAAACAGCGGCAGTAATCATGAAGAACAGGATTGGCTTGGGGGATGACCAGATACAATCCTTTATGGTCAATACTACAGCTGCATACAGCAAGGATGTACGGACTGCTAGTGTTAAGGGCAGAGAGACATTTATCAAGGACCAGATGAGAACCTTGGTAGACCAGAACGCATCATACGGTGGTACCTTTGGTAAAGCATTTGGGGCTACCCTGCGCGGAGGTAGAGCAGCAACTGACTTTACGGCACGACACTTTGTTGATCCGGTTACTGAAACAGCAGCAGGATTGAAGGACTCTTTAGTAGGTGGGTTAGATGCTTCACAATATGGGAGTACTTTGAAAGGCAAGACTGTTATGGCCGACTCTATGGAGGGTCAGGTTGCTTTAGGAGAGATAACTGACTTAAGCAAGGGTAGAACCACGCTCATTAGCGTAAATGACGGTATTATAGATGATCTGGTAGGTGGTGGGACTGGTCAATCCCAGAATAAAGCCTTTAAAAAACTTAATGAAGCTTCTGAAGCTGGTGATAAGGAAGCCCGGGCCGCATTAGATGCCTTATGGGAATTTAAAAAAATAAAAAATCCTACTCAAAAAGATATTGATAAATTTATACCTAAGTTTAAGGATGGATTAAGGAAGGTTGTAAGGGGCACCCCTTTAGAGGAGGACTTTATGACTGAGAAACAGTTTCTAGCTGCCTCTAACGAGGCCATGAGGCACACTGCTGAAACTAGGATATCCTCTGATAAGGTAGAGAAACTAGAGGATACTGTAAAAGGTATATTTGGAAAAAATGATAGAACCATAGATGATAATCTTCAGTTAACAGGAGACGCTCAGACCTTGGCAGCAGCAGGAATAAGCGCTTCTATGTCTGAAGAAGAGTTCTCTAAAATTTCTGGTACTGAGGAGTTTAAGAGACTATCTGCTGCTTTGGGAAAAACCGGTAGGGACGCCATAGGAGGCATCTTAGGTATAAATACTAAAGTTCAAGGCTCTACCTTAGGTAAAGCATTCATAGATGGGATGAGTAAGACTAAGAATAGAAAAGCCGCCCTGGAGTTTAGTGGAGGAGTAGTTCTGTCAGAATCATCAGCGGCCATGAGTGACGCAGAGTCTGCTAAAGCTGCTAAAATTAACGTGGATTCATTTAAGGATTTGAAAAACCACGTATCAGATGCTAATCAGGGTCTTAGCATGGGGTCATATGAAGAGTCTGTTAAGAGGCTAGATGGAGCGTCTAATACCTTTGCTGCTGCCGTTAATACCTTTGCTAAGAGTGTAGGTGCTAAAGCGGATGCTCCAGTATCAATCCCACCATCCACTACTAATCAGAATAGTAGCGGGTTAGAAGAGTGGGGTAAGAATGGTGGACTAGTAGGGTGGGTCGAGAGGAGTATAGCAAAATGACACTAAAAAATAAATCGAGTACTATCATCCCTACGGTACATGCTATAACCCCGGTTAAGCTGTACTTGGATCAAGTAAAAAATATTATGGATGGTGTTAGGGCCGCTTCTAACGGGCAGGCTTTTATACCTAATCAATATGGTGGTCTATTTGGACAACGAGAAACTCTTCGTGAGAAGGTTGTACTACAGACCATAGATTTTAACATGGATTAATAGCATGCCTACTCAAGCTGAAATAGAATATAAAAAAGTTATGAGGAAGGACTACACCCCATTCCCTAACCGAGTGTCAGAGAATGTTAATTCTACGGCTACCAAGGATTCTATAGAAAAAGTTAAAGATGCTAAATCCACTATAAGGTGGGATTCTCCTATACCACAGACTGAGAGAATGCTAGTCTCTAGGCCAAGGAGTATTTCCAGCGACCCAAATAAGTATATTACTAGTAACGGTGGGGATAGAGGCACTCGTGCATACATAAAACTTCTTACTCAGAACCAGGCCGGTGTTGATTCCCGCCTAGTAGATTCCGATTCTACTTATGCTAGGGATACAGCATCACTTACTTCTGATGGTCCTTACGGAGGATATGCAGATTTCTTGCTGACCGGTATATCCTGTAACTTAGAAGAAAAAATACAAGTAACCCAAGTGTTTGGGGATGCCGAGGTTATATATTACTTTGGCCGTCGTCCAATGATCTTTAACTTCTCAGGTCTACTAGTAGACTCTGTGGATAATAATTGGTTTGTACATTGGTTAAATCTATATAACGGGGTAATGCGCGGTAGTCAATTAGCTAAAAACTATGAGCTGCTGAAGATAGTATTACCTAATATGACCTTAGTAGGGACTATTAATAACTTCTCTTGGCAGCAAGAGTCGGCTAATGACGTATCCATACCTTTTTCATTCCAGTTCCTAGCCAAGAGGATTGACCCGGTTGCAGCAGATCTCCCTAATGGGGCCTTCAATCCCAAAGGAATTAGCTCACTAAAATTTAGTAAGGATGCTCTACCCTCCCTATCTATATCACAGATAGAAGAGATTAAGCGTAGGTCTTCCACCGTGGAAAAAGCTATACAGGATCCTAACACTACCTCTGCTGACTTAGCAAGAATAACCGCTGCTTCCTCTGCTTCTGCAGTTCCAACCTTAGGGTCAAATGGAGTAGCAACATTCTCCACTAAGTCAGACCTAGGCATAGTAGATACCGATAAATTTAAAGAGTGGTCTAGTACCTTTTCAGGAGTAAGAACTCAACTATTCTCTCCTACTTTCGGGGTACTATCTAGTCTAACTAAATTAGTTAAGGTCGCTACTGGTAATGTAAGTGGAGTGGTCGGAGTATTCAGCGGTGGAGTTAATGGAGTATTGAGGGATATTAACCATATAGCCTATGGGGCTACTAATTTAGTTAATATGGTCAATACCACAATTAAGGATGCGGCTGCGAAGGTGGCCGGTATCAGGACCAACTACAGAAATACTCTGGCTAAACTTAAAAAAACCAAGGGGGTAATAACTAACTCCCCTTCTACCACACATAACTCCTTACACTCATTAGTATCATCTGGTAGGGTAAAGGGTGGGTCATTGTTTCTATCAGGGTCAGTAGGTCACCCCTCCTCAGGCCCACTCCTTTTTAGAATAGCTAAGGCTAGGGCTATCTCGGGGGTGTCATTACCATTGTCAGGGGGTAAAAGGATGAGTATAATGCTGGCGTTAAGCTCTGGAACACCACGTACTAGAGAACGTGGACCTACTTTATAAAATAAAACGATGAGAAGCTATTTAACTTCACTTATATTTGAAAAACTTTTAGACAACGTCCCTGATACAGATAAGGATGTGTATAACCTTGCCCAGCTAATTATTACTCCTAGAGTTAAGATAGTGGAGAATAACTGTGGCACAACGGTAGGGGAAATAGAAAATATAAGTTATAGGATGGAGGGGGAGATAGAGTTAGCTACTAACAGTCCATTTACCAAAACTAGACTTAATTATTTATTATCACAAGGTATCTATGAGGCTGCCAGTGTCCATGTTAACACCTGTACTTCAGTAGGTGGGGTATGTGCCAGGTGCTTCTCGTCTGAATTTCAAGAAGAAGACTATCCACAAGTCGGTGGATACGTAAATATACCTTCTGAAAAAATACTTCATATAGAAGTCTTAGATTGCTCATTTGGTCAATATAGTTACCAGTTAGAGATGGATGTATCTCTGTTCAAAAGAATACGGGTGTACCATAACGGGATACTAAAAGACCACACTACATACTCTGCATCAGGCCAGTCCTTAACTCTGTCATTCCCAGTAGAGGACGAGGAGCACTTAGTAGTCAAGTACTTAGATAATACTACTACTCCTTTAATGGGGTACTTATCGAATACATACTCAGGCTCCTTACTAGGTATGAAATATATACCTGAATTATTGCCAAGTGTTAGGATCTCTCTGCTAAAGGAGTTAATACCCAGCGGCAGATTAGAGTTGATTACTGAGCGTATTAAGACACTGCAGATACCTACTGACCAATCTGAGTACTTAGATAAGATAATAGATCCCCTAGAAAAACTTTTATACGTAGTATCACTGTACATAATTTATATAAATGTCATCTAACACAGACGTACTATTCCAGAAGGTGACCCTGTTTATTGAAGGGGTAGAAGTACCTTATTCCGCTATATCTATTTCCCAGGCGATAGGTAATGTACCATCTGCGTCCTTAGAACTACCGCCTAGCCCTGGTCTGATGGATATAGTTAGGTACTACCAACCTAAGGTACACATCTTCTACGAAGACCCTGTACTGGGTAAGGATCGTCTGTTGTTTTGGGGACATATAATTGGTAATAGCTATAGCGCATCTGTACAGTCAGCAAGTATTAACTTCCAATGCGTACATAAAAGTGATCTCCTCAATCACGTTACTTTAGATTTCTCAGGCTATCCATCGGGGTCCTATACAAACTGGAGCCCTAATGACTCTATGTTTAAGCCAAATAGTTTTGGTTCTACTCACTCTATGGTACTAGCCCTTCGAGGTATTGATGGAGTACGTACTGAGTCCAACACAGAAAACGCAATATCAATTAGTAATCCTAACGTACTGAATGTAGATCATGCTCTGCTAGACCCTAAGTTCTCTTCAGTAAAAGAGCGTTGGGTTGGTATGCCATCAGCCATGATGAACATGTGGAATCAGTTGAAGTCCTCTGCTTACCATCTAAGCCAATACAATACTATATTAGTGGCCATGTACATTCCCCTGATTGAGGATGGGCTTAAGTTCTTTGATAGAGTATCCGGACATAACCTGATAGAGGATGCTGTAAATGCTGGTAAGCAATCCATCTGTGATGATACTGGTAATAAGACTGATGCATCTAAGCCAGTAATGATACCTCCGGCGTATAGACTACACTCTATGACTGCTACCCAGGCCTCCCTATCAGTAGAGGCTATTCAAGGCATGCTGGAGTTTACAGGTAACAAGACGGGCTTTTTTAGACTATTCCACGAGTTCTTCATGTCCTCTGAGTACGAGGTAGTAACTCTAGCCAGTCCAGCCTCAGTACCTAAGGATCCTAAAAAAACTTCAGTACAGAACGACGATGACTTAATGGCTATTGAAACAGTTATTAAGCCACAGCTGCCATTCTACTATAGCCCAGTATGTAATGTAGTACTACCTAATATGTACTCCTCTGTCCAGGTTTCTCAGAACGAGGCCAATATACCTTCGAGGGTATCCCTGGTGCATAGTGCTGTTCCTGGTCAGGAAGCTCAAGTAGGACTACACTATCGTGGTCCACACTCCATACGAGAGTCTGTATTAACTGGACTAATGATTAAAGGGTTGTATAAGCCCACAGAGACTCCTGACCCTAAAGTCATTAACGGAGTTAAATTTGCACCAGCTACACCGGCTGAGGCTAACGCCACAGTGGTCGATACTCCGTCTAATGGTATACTACCCTCATTACATGAGTCTACGGGGGCGTCATATAATATCCCAGGTAAGTATGAGTTGGGTGGGGGATTTAAACCTAAACAGGTTATAGCACCGTCATGGTTAGCATACCTAGTTAAACGTTGTAATGAGTCTATCGCTTCTGGTACAGTGAAAACTGAGGAACACCCAGATGAAGATAGTGACTGGGGTAAGATAACCAAAGATCTACACGACGGATGGATGTTTATGCATGGCCGTAAAAATGGTAAGGCTGACCCCGCTAAGGAGTTGCTAGATCCTAACTTCAGGGGTTCTGGCGTGGCCGCATTCCAGAGGATTTTATTTGCCGCCGCAGACTATGACTATACTAAAGAAGTCCTGTCTTCTAAGGCTGGATCTATCTCAGGTATATTCAACCCTTATATCATTCCAGGTTATCCAATGGATATTGTGGCTAAATCCCCTAACCTGCCCAGCTTCCACGCATTGTGTGCGTCTGTCACTCATTCTATAACTGCTGACTCTATAAATACGTCTGTGGCTTTTGTTAGCGCAGCTACATACTCTGAATTATCTAACTATGAGTTGATGCCCTCTCATCCGTGGCTACAAACCTCTCTCCAGCTGTATAATATTAATAGGGACTCTAGTGGATCAGTGACTAGTGTTATGTCTACCATACTTAATAATCCTAAGGCTAAAGCTAAGGCCGACGAGTTCTACAGGTCAGTACTAGGGGTAGGCTCAGCTGCTCCATCTGACTTAATAAACTTCCAGACTATGGAGGTTTATACTCAGAAGAGGGTAAACGGAGTTCTAGCACCAGGTACTAAAAGTGCTACTTATAGTGATAATGGGGGTAGCGATAGTGATGACACAACCGGTATAGGAAACTTAAAACTAATCCATAGAGCTGTTGAAACTAGGGAATCTATAGAAAAAACTTTTAACTATAAGTTCATAGATTTGGTTAAAGAAAACTATACTAATGAATCACTTAACTACCTGGATCCTAGATTAAATCCAGACGTGGATGAGGGTGTTCCATTAGAGCTGGGGGCTAGCCTATTCCTAGATTACCCTGAAACTATAGACTTCTTGAAATCTAACAACATACAAGTCATTTAATTTAAGATATAGGATTATGGCCGACACCACTTTAACTACTAATATGGGATATCCCAGACCGGGGGAGACGGGTGTTAGAACTTCACTGATACCGGCTGGCCTAGCTAAAAAAATATCTGATACGTCTATGGCAGATGAGTGCTTTGTTAATCAAAGATTTAGTGGTAGACTACAGGCATTCCTTATCGGATATAATAACAGTATCTACTCAGAATACAGCGTATACCTATGATTAAAGTATCATTTGCCCCACTACCTATAAACCCAGCTACTGCGTCGTTAGTACCCAGGCCCGCAGTCACAACCCCTGAACGGGTACCCTTTAATTATGGGGAGGCTCGTAAACGTGACCAGGAAATGTTTGAGTCATGGAAAAAGACTGGTAGCAAACGTGATTTGGGGAATCTAGTAGAAAGCCTAAGCCCAGTTATTAAGTCGGAAGTTAATAGGCTTTCAGGTAGTCTCCCACCTGCAGCATTGTCAGCAGAGGCTAAGAAGTGGACTATTAAGGCCATACAGACTTATGACCCTAGTAAAGGTACGACCATATCTACCCACGTCATGAACTACCTACCTAAGGTTAGGCGCATGAACTACAAGTTTCAGAATGCTGTTAGGCTCCCCGAGAATATGCAGCTTAAATTCCATGAGTATAATCATGGTCTTACCCAGTTAACTGAACAACTAAACAGAGATCCATCTGATGATGAGTTAGCCAAACATTTAGGGTGGAGTAAGGGCCACACTATTAAGTTTAAAAACTCATTGTACTCAGATCTAATAGAGTCTAACACTGAGCGCCCTAACGAGTTTACTTCGTTTAATGAAAATGCCATTCTATTAGCTCACCTAATGGACCAGCTTTCTAGTGAAGAGAAATTTATTCTTAATCACGCTAAAGGTATGACTTCTACTGAGTTAGCTGGTAAGCTAGAGGTGAATATTAACCGCCTTAACTACCTGAAGTCTAAGCTGGTGGATAAGATTAAGGGTATTAAAACAGACATTAAGATGTATTAATCATGGCTTCCTACAAGGAACAAGTAGCATCCATATATACCAGTCTCTCTAACTTTTTTAGGTCGGAGGCAGTATCCTCTGCTGATACTACTGGAGATGTGTTACCTGAGGAGTTCCGAGATTACTCGGATGGATTGGACTATTCAGAACTACTAAGAATTTGTACCACTTTTAAGGGGGATTCCCCCAGTTATGGTAATGGCAGGGTAATAGAGACGGTCAGCCATTCTGCAGCGATGCTACGAGAGCATGCTATGTGTAATAGGACTAAGTTAGATTATATGATACTACGTACTTATCAGGCAGACAGAGAGTCTCAATTTTACTCTAATGAAGGTGCACTAACTATTAATAGGATGAATGGATAAGCATGAACATAGTAGGTATAAATACTAGATTAGGTACTAATGAGAACCTCCAAAGCGGAGCCACCTATGACTTATTACTTATAACATTCCCCGACGGCTTTCCTGAGGGTAAACTTACTTTTAATATAGATTACACACCTAGAAGTATTACAGGCATACAGAAGGTGGCTCAGTACTTTCTCAAGATCTTATTAACAACTAGGGGAAGTGATGTTATACGCCCCAATATAGGAACTACTTTTACTAACATAGTTATGCGGTCTAATGTGTCTTCTACTGATAGGTTGCTTATCTCCGACTTAAGGGACCAGATTAAATCAGCTGAATCTCAAACTAAGGCGGCTTTGTATGATGAAGTTGATCCTAGTTCTAAGTTAAGAGAGGTTTCTATTTTAAATATAGACACTAGCTCAGAGTCTGCTACCATGTATTTGAAAATGGTTACTATGGAAGGGGAAACCGCCCAAGTAGCCTTACCATTCCCTGTTACGGACCTAAAAACTACTCCAACTGTGTAGACCCCCGTCATTTAAAATGTTAAACTAATCGTAACCAAGGACATTGCTTAACATATGACAGACTTCTATTCCGTACTTCCGGGTATACAACCCTCTCAAGGAGACATTCTTGAAGCCGAGTATTTGGCTAAACAAATACTCGAAGCCAAGTTTCCAACCTTGGACCTTAGAGAGGGTACGGCCCTACGTGATACCGTTATACGTCCTACCGCTACCCTTTTAGCCATGATTAAGAAGGGTCTAGACTACCACTTTGAACAGAACACGATAAGTGGAGCTGATGATACTACCTCTACAGAAATGGTAGATAAAATTATGTCCAACCTGTTTGTTGAGCGTAATCAGGGTACTAAAAGTACGATTAATGTACGCCTATTCTTCGCCAGGTCTAAAAACATAGGCATACCATCAAGCACCTACTTTTCAGTAGATAATAAAATAAAGTTTTTCCCAGAACAAGCGTATAACTTATCGTCATCATACGTACAGTATGACAATTATAGTAATGAATACTATATTGATGTAGATTTAGCCGCTGAAAGTGAAGGGGCAGAATATAATCTGAGCTCAGGTAGCTTGTTGTATTTCTCCAACTTTGACCCATATTTTTTAAGGGGGGAGATTAACTATCTAGTAAGCGGATCAGTACCAACAGAAACTAACACCCAGTTTATTGCTAGGTCTAAATCCTCGGTTTCCACCCGCAACCTGATTAATCAACCGTCTGTAGATTTCAACCTACGCGGCATGTTTACAGACCTAAATCATATACTTACTATAGGTATGGGGGACTCAGGTATGATGAGGGACCTTATTATAGGTATGCTTCCCCGGCGTGCAACTAGACTTGTGGAGTCCATTGATATAGTGGATACCGTAGCTACCTTAACTATAACAGACCACGGCTTTTATACTGGTCAGTATGTGACTTCTAGTGGTTCATCCTCAGTTAACCTAAATGGGGAATTTAAGATAAACAATACTACTACCAATACTATTGAAGTAACAGTACCTACTGGTACTGTAGTGCCTGTGACCATGCCGAGCATATTAGAGCACTCTATCCAGACTAGGGTTCACTTAGGTGGGGCTGTGGATGTCTACTGCTCTAAATTACCTGTATCTGAGCTAGTTCAACTGAGTACAAATTCTTTAGGGGTGGCCGTGCTTACTGGCCCTAACTACAGAGTCTTCCGTAGTAGCATCTCCGCAGGTGCAGAAGATACTATTCCAGTCCTAAACTCAGTTACTGTCCCATATACTGACGTGTCCGTGCTAGTGGATACACCTACATCAGGTATTTCTACATATACTCTGACTTCAAACGCTCACCCATTTATTCAAGGCGAGCTTATAGACGTACAAGGGTTCTCACAAACCTTACCTGTATCTAGTATTACTTGCACCGGTGTAACTGTAACCGCTACTAGTGTTGGGCACGGATTCTTACCAGGAGATACAGTAACTATATCTGGGGTAACTCCTTCTGATTATAATGGTACTTATACTATTACCTCTACTACGGTAGATACGTTCTCATATATAGTGCTGGCCAGTATATCAGTCTCAGGTACTGGTACAATGTTATGCGAAGTTAACGTACTCAATGGTAGTAGAACCGTATCTGCAATAACCACCAATACTTTTTCATTTACCTCTAACAACACTAATGCCACTACTACCGGTACTGCTACAGTCACTAGCCCGGTTAGGTACACGCTGAGGAATCCAAATGTGGAGTCCAGAGAGGTACTATCGGTCACTAATTTAGGTAATGGGGTAGTTTCTGTATTTATGCCAAGACATGGTTTACAGGTAAGCAGGAAAGTTACTTTATCAGGATTAACACCTTCCGGCTTTAATGGAAGTTGGGTCATTAGCTCAGTTACAGACCAGGATAACTTCATCATCAGTGTCACTACTATGGTAGATGATGTTACTACTATAACTACAACTAGCCCAATATGCGTCTCTACATATCCCCCAGCCGACTTCGGATTTAGTACTAAACAAGAAATCCATATAGACTTTGGACCAGCTTATGTTAATAAGACGGCAACATTTGAGGTCCGTAGGTTTGATAAGGTAGATGTTGTCCAGAACTACTTAGAGGATAGGGAGAGGAAAGTTCTCTGTGCCGACTATTTAGCCAGAGGGTTTAATATATATATCCTGACTATAGGAGTTACTCAGTACACTACATCCAGTAATACGCTAGTGGAGAGTGCAGCTACTGCATATATAGATAGTTTGGCTCCAGGTCAACCTTTCGTAGTAGCAGAACTAGTCGCTAGCTTGAAGAATGCCGGTATGTTGGATATCAAGTTACCATTGTTCGTATCATACTCTAGGTACACTAGAGATTTAACAGAGTTAATAGCTCCAGATACTGGTGTAATAGAAGACGTATTAGATCCTAATGATCCCACCAGCCTATTTGTATTAGATACTATAACGACTACATTAGAGAATTTACCAGCAACTAATGCCCCAGTGCAGAGATAACCTATGACAACATATTCTGGATTCGGAGCGGGGGGACTCCCAGTTGGTACCGATACTACTAATCTAACCTACCTATACGGTATCTCAGATTTTTTCTCGGTCATGTTTGAGGATACTGGCATGGTTAACCTGATGTTAGAGGCTACCTCAGAGTCAGCAGCATCTATATATAGTAAGTTCCTACAGATGACCTCTTCCATAAGCCTTAAGGATATAGAGGATTCTATTGGGTCAACCATTAAGCTAGTAGTTATTAAAAATACTGATGAGGTTGAAGGAAAAGTAAACACTTTCACCTTACCTATAGACATTGTAGGTTCTAAGTTTATAGCCAATAGACCATTACTCCCTACTACTTCGCTAGAAGACAATGTCAATTATCATGTTAGTGATGGCGAGATAACTTTATACAAGCCCTTATCTGAGCTTGGATTCCCCGCTAGGAAGTTGACCGATGGCACTACGGAGTATGCCTTATGGTTTGTAGATGTTGAAGTTGATGAACAACTGATACATAAACACTACGCTAAACTCATAGGTGTAGACCCGGCTACCTCTACAGAAGTCTATAAAAGCTTTGTGTACGGGTTGTACTATATGTACTACCAAGGCCCTACCTTGTCTATCCTACGTAAAGGGTTAAACCTATGCCTAGGCATCCCTTTGGCCAGGGAGAGTGAAGAGGTTATAGATGTTCGTCAGTACTTAGACACTGATCAGTATATAGTTATTACGGATAAGAATAAGTATGTATTACCATATGGGCTATTACCTTCAGTGCTACCGGGTGATATCCTAAGTGTATCTGATGAGATCTCTCAGTGGATAGAGATTAAGGATTGGGTAGAGGATGGTGATTGGTGGATAAACCTATCTATCCCACCTTCTATAATACCCTCTCTTCCTGAAACTCAGGTAGATAGGTATGCTTCAGTAGGTAGTAATTTTGATTACTTGATGCGTACATACATAAAGAATCATACATTTCTAGTTAATGTAAAAGTTAGCACATTTAAAAATAACCAGAACTTCCAACAACTGGCGGACATAATCAATAGGGTTAAACCCCTTTACTCTCAGGCAGTTTATATATGGAGTATTCCATACCTGGAGGAGACCCTAACTTCTTCAGATGAATCATTAACTCAACGAAGAGATAAGGTATTAACAGAGGACTTTTCATTCTCTATTTCTCGTATGGTTAGGGATAACACTAGGACCCTAGGGTTGGCTCCAGGAGACATGATAGGAGACTTGGTTAACTTTAATGCCGATGGTCTTCCAGTAAGCGATGAAGTACCGGTTGATTGTATTCCTAGGGGGACGCCTAGTTTCATGAGGATGAATGTATCATCTACGGTAGATAGACTATTTAAGTCCGGATTGTCTATGAGAACCGGGGATCAAACAGTGACCGGTATTATAAATCTCCCCAGTCAGTATGCTAATACACTTAGTAGTGATGTAGGGTGGCTAAATACATTATTCACTAGAGGCGAGAATACATTACGGGCTAAAAGGTCTGTGATAGCTCATGTTAGAGGAATAGATAGCTCTTTTGGAGAGCCTGCATTAAAAGGGTTTATATCCACTGGGATAATTACAGCTGATAAAAGAGTGGTACCCATGTATATAGTTACGGATGAAGTTATAGCTTCCAAGTGTAACTTAATGAAGATTTCACCCCCTCCTACTAACCGCTGGAGTTTTAACCTATTAGCCGGGGATTTAGATCAATCTATTAATAATATAGCTGTTAACTCTGCTATAGATTTATTTAACTACAAACCACTACTAATTACTCACTTTAATATTATTTTTTCTAGAACTACTAGTCAAATACCCAGTAGCCCATTCTTACCAAAGGGGGCGAATTTCTTATGGCTACCCCCGTATCTTACGGATTTAAAGGATGGCGATTTAGTTATTGGAGTCAGAATAGTTCCGGGGTTAGTAGGGGTATACTTAGTGACCTCTAATTTTGACTTGGATATTTCCCCATACAAGGTAATAGAAGATACTGACCCTGTGATCCAGCAGGCTAATGCACCTATGTCCAGAGGGTTAGGACCTATGCTTTCTCCCATTTACTCCATGAGGGGAAGGGGGGTTTTAAGCTATAATACACTTAGTAATGCTATCAATGAAGATGGTCAAACGACTACCGTAGATACCGAATATCTAGATGCGAATAATACGCCTAGACAAATACTTAGAGACGGCTCAGCCCTCGTACACAAGGTAGTCAGATAATACTAAATAACATGAAAAATATTCCAGCACATATACTCCAAAAGGTAAGATGTCTCTACTCAAGTATAGTAACCGGGGTTAAGGCTGTATTTAAAATACACACCTTAGATGGCATTCTTTCTATTAGTAAAGTATTCACAGATGGGACCGTTGAGCCGGTCCTCACTAAACAGAACCTAATTGTGTTAACTTCGAAACAGTATATGCTGTCCTCTATTTATAATAGTGGATTTGTTGTTAATGTAATAGATAGATTACAAATAGGCACTGGTGGAACAATAGACCCTGAGGGTCTATATCCTAAGTCAGTAAGCCAGTCTATAACTACACTATTTACTCCGTTACTTAGCGTGGCTACGTATACTACCACGGATCTGGACATACCTTCAGTTACGTTTATCGCTGACATTGATCAGTCAACCGCTAATGGTAGTCTTATCACCGAGGCTGGACTATTATTCTCCAATAACTCATTGTTTAACATAAAGACTTTTCCCGGTATCCCTAAGACGGCAGATTTTAGCATCCACTTCGAGTGGACGATTAAGGTGGCTTAATGGCAAACCCTCCCTTCTACCAAGGACCAGGAGACTACCTTAACATAGAGGTATCTTTAGACTCAAATAAGAATAAGGTATTACTACTAAGCTTACTTCAGGTAGAGGGAGTGTATCCTAATTTACCCGGAGAAATATTTATATATGAAAATACAGGTACTACTACACTGGGTGAGTATATAGGTATTTGTAATCTAGACGAACTGAGCAGACTACAGGTTTATAGCTCTTCTACTGCAATACCTAAGTTCGCTAATAAGTACCTAAGGCATAATACTGCTAAAATACTACTAAGTTTAACGGAGGATCACACACCGTATGTTACTAGGGCTACTACTTCTATAAACTCCCTGGGCACTGAAATGAAACTAAAAACTACGGCTAGCTCCATAGTATACATACCTAAGGTTTAACTATGACTTTGAGACAACAACTTTTTGCAAACAATGCTAAGACTACATTATCCTTACCTATTATGGGTACAGATACATCTATTACCTTAGTAGATGCTAGTAAATTCCCCAGCCCGACTACGGGTCAATACTTTTTAGCTACATTAGATACCGGTACTACGGTAGAGATAGTAGAGTGTTCCCTCAAGACGGGGAATGTACTGACAGTAATTAGGGGCCGTGAGAATACTTTGACCTCCAGTTTCCCCTCAGGTACCTCGGTAGAGGTTAGGGTAACTTCAGATACCTTAGCTTCTTTTGCCAAGACCGATACTAGGATGTCAGAACTGTCTTCTGTGGAGTTACTAACTAAACCCTCTGACTCAAACGGGACATCATATGTGTGTGCCAGTCTTGATGAGAGTGGTAACCCAACGGTAGCGCTAAAGAATACGACTGATACATGGAGATTCTCTAATTACCCTAAGAGGGTGTTTACTGGGACTATTGCGGCAAGCCCGCCTGCTACCCTAGCTTCGGCATCTTCTACATTAACCCCTAGTGGAGTGTCTACAGTTATTACCGGTAAATATCTAGTACAGTTTACTAGCGGATCCTTAGCCGGCAATGTCCGTCCATTGTTTTCTAATACTGATAGTAGTTTTACATGGGTTACGGATTTACCCAGTCTGCCAGTAGCTGGAGAACAATTCGAGGTATACCAAAGTACTACCTCCGTTATCACAGGCTTAGAAGCCGCGTTAAGCGCGTCATCTGATGCAATTATATATTCCATTCTTTTAGGTGAATAAAAATGTCAACAACAACTTTTAATAGGGCAGACTTTAGAGTAACTAACGTACTAGCCCAGGCTTACGGGCCAGTAGCTTCTGGTACTACAGTCATCGCTTTCCATGGCACGGCGTCTAATATTGACAATGTGAACAAATCCAGTCATACTTTAACATTGGAGATCCATAACGGAGCCAGCGTAGTGAATCGTTTGAATGCCATATCCATACCCTATAGTGGTGCGGCTAAACTTCCTAAGATGGTACTAAAAACAGGTGACTCTCTACATGCTGTCACAGATACCACGTTGATGATAGACTTATCAGTTGAATTATTAGAAATCGTAGGTTAAGGAGTAATATGGCACGATCTAACGCTTACTATGGGATAGCACCTAATGATGTTGTAGATACAGAGTACAGATACGCATACATTGCTGCATCAGGCCAAACTTCCTTTAATGCTATTTACACACCAGGAAGTATCGATGTTTTCGTAAATGGATCTAAGGTATTCCCGTCAGAATTTATAGCTGCTAATGGTACTACGGTGGTGCTGAATACTGCTGCTGTTCTAGATGATGAAGTACAGATAATAACCAGGAAGGTTATACCTGTGGTAGGAGCTGTGAGTCCTACTGACTTGGTTAATGCATTATCTTTTAAGGCTGATACTTCTGTAGTATATTCCTTATCTAAACCTAATTGGATAATTAAAAGTACCTCATACACGGCAGTTGCTAGTGATTCACTGATGTGTGATACCACCTCTTCGGCATTCACTATAGTTCTTCCCGCAGCCCCTGCCGCAAATGACTTAGTTCGTATTGCAGATTATGCAGGGACGTTCGCTACCAATAATCTGACGGTTGGGCGAAACGGTTTAAACATTATGGGACTGGCTGAAGATATGGTTATCAGCACGAACAATGTGAGCCTGACACTTCAGTATATTGATGCCTCTCGCGGATGGGCGCTGGTATGAAAAAGGTAACAACTTGGCTGGACTGTAGATAGAGCGTTTACAGAAGGAATTTCACAGGGATGGAGGATTATATAAATGAGTAATTTGGATCAGTTTATGGGTGGCGAAGGTGGCGAACGGACGTATGAGTTAATCGAGTTCTTCCCAACTTCTGGCACATTCACCGCTAAAAAGACGGGCGTTCATAGAG